TCACCATCCCTGTCAAGGAGCCACCTGCTCAGCCGCCCACCGGCAAGGAGCCGCCTCAGGCGTATACCCAGGAAGATGTCGAGCGCATTCGCCTGGAGGAGCGTGCTCGGGTCACCTCAGAGCAGACTCGTGCGGATGAGCTAGAAAATCAACTGGCTCAGTACCGCAAGGCTGATGAGGATCGGCAGGCTGCAGATGCCAAGGCTCAACGTGACGCCGACCGGGTGGCGAAGAAAAAAGCCGAAGAGGAAATGGAGCTTCGTGACCTCATGGCGAAGCGGGACGAGGAGTGGGAAGCCCGTCTCGCTGATGAACGGTCCGAGAGGGAAAAAGCCTTTGCCATGCTGGAGCAGGAGCGTCGGTACGCCTCACTTCAGACTTACCTGGCTCACCGAATGACAGAGGTCGGTGACAAAATCGTTCCCATTCTGCGGGACCTCGTCGCCGGTAACACAGAGCAGGAGATCGATGCATCTATCTCTCTCCTCATCGAAAAATCCGACCACATGAAGGCCGACAGCGTCCAGGCCATGCGGAATATCAACGCCGGTCGTCCCATGGTCGGGGTCACAGCGCCCCCAGTTGGTCCTGTGGAGACGAGCGGAGCGACACGCACGTATACAGACGATGAACTCAGGGCGATGACTGCGGAAGATTACGCTGCACACAGAGAGGATCTTCTGCGAGCAGCATCGCAGAGCCGAAGAGGGTAGTACCCGAAACCAGGAGGTAGGCAAGTGCCGTCCAGCATCACCGGAACCCCACTGCTGAGTGCGTCACCCACCGGCTATCCGGGTACGAACTCGCAGCTTTCACCCGCGATCCAGGTCATCTGGTCGAAAGAGATCCTGTTCCAGAGCATGCCCGTGCTCAGATACGAGCAGTTCGCTGTGAAGAAGACCGAGTTGGGGATCCAACCCGGTCTCCAGGTCAACTTCATGAGGTACAACAACCTGGGTGACGCGACACAGCTTGTTGAGGGTGTCCGCATGCAGACCGCCGCCCTCACGGCCTCCCAGTACGCCATCACGGTGGCTGAGCAGGGCTACGCCATCGCTGTGAGCGAGTTGCTGCTGAACTCGTCCTTCGATGACGTGATGGCGTCGTCCTCACGGTTGCTCGGCCGCAACATGGCGAAGTACCTGGACGGGTCCGCTCGTGACACCCTGTACCAGGCGTCCTCAGCCATCTTCGGTTACCAGCTTCCGCCCCCCACCGCCACCCGTACCCCGCTGTCGCCCTACGACGCCGGCACCGTGGCTGCCAACTACAGCGCCCTGGCCGGCACGTTCTACATGAGCGTGAACGTGACCAAGGACGCCGTGGAGACCCTGGCGACGAAGAACGTGCCCCGCATCGGTGAGACCTACGTCTGCTTCCTGGATCCCCACCAGTCTCGCCGGCTCCGTGACAACCCGGAGTTCATAGAGGTGACGAAATACGCCGCCGCCGGGAACTTCATGATCGGGGAGATCGGCCGACTCAACGACGTCGTCTACATCGAGACGACTCAGGTGCGCCAGTACCCCGTCAACACCGGCCCCCCAGGTATGGGCGCGGTCCTCAACGCTGGCGTCGTCCATGGGGCCATGTACCTGGGCGACAACGCCTTCGGTCACGCCATAGCCCTGCCGGTCGAGCTTCGGGATGGGGGTGTCATCGACTTCGGACGTGAGCACGCGTTGTGCTGGTACGCGATCTGGGGATTCGGTTTAATTACCGACCAGTCGGTCGTGATCGCCTGGACGAACTGACTCCATAGTCCCTGAATGAGAAGGCGGTGAACTAGGAGATGCCCAGGGGAACGCAACGCGGCGACTTCACCGGCCAGCAGCGACAAACGTTGGCTGAGGAGAAGGCCGCAGAGTTGGCTGAGCGTCAGCAGGAGATCGGTCTGGTGAATCAGGTCGACCTGGTGCGTGAGGAGGAGGGGATCTGGGATCCCGAAACCGGTCAGCTGATGGAGTTGTCGTCCGAAGCTGAAGCCAGGATCCGCCAGGTTGAAGAGCCGATCACGGTGGACACCGATCCCATCCTGGACCCCTCTGTCCCCGTGCCCGGCTATGACCCGATGAAGGATCTCCAGCCTGTCGGAATCCAGCAGCAGGTCAGGACGGTGACCCCCAATCCTTTGGAGGTGTTGGACCTGGGTCCGGAGCCGGTGATTGTCGAGAGCGACTACCGGGTCATCCGGGTCAACACTGACATCGAGGACATGACCTACGGCATCGGTACGAGCTACACCTTCCTGCGAGGGCGGCGCTACCGGGTGTCTCATCACCTCTACCAGTGGTTAGAGTCACGCGGTGTCATCTACCACTGAGCCGGAACTGATAGAGCGGACCTGCTCCAAGTGCGGGGCGTCTGACACAGAGCCCCATCACGTCCAGTACGTCGCTCTGAGCCACCCGGTCAGTGGTGAGGGCGTCGACCTGTCGGTCTCCAAGCACGTCCAGTGCTGCGCTGAAGACGGGTGCCCCATCTGCTCGGCCGACGTCGAGCGCGCTGCTCAGGAAGGGGCCGACCCCTCCCGGCTACGTGAGTTCCTCCAGCATCGTCCTGCTGACCACCAGGCATTGCTCCAGGAGCAGTTCGGAGTCGCAGTAGCTGTCGACCAGGAGGAGTAATGGCGAATCTCGTAACGACTGAAGCCAACAACATCCTGGCGGCAAGCTCGGGCCAGGCCGCTTACGTGGCCCCTACCGCACCCGTCCAGGTGGCCTTGGTGACAGTGATGGGTACGGCTACCGCCCCAGGTACGGAGGTGGTGAACTCGGGCGGCAGTACCTACGCCCGCCAGACCATCACCTTCGCTGCACCTAATGGTGGCAGTATCGCCTCCAACGTGGCGCTCACGTTCGTCTCCATGCCGGCGGCGACCATCGTTGGCGTGGACGAGTACGACTCGGCAGCCACTCCGATCAGGCGATGGTTCGGGGCGCTCTCCACGATCAAGTCGGTGAATGCCGGCGATACCTTCACGGTCAGTACGGGGTCATTTAGCAAGACGATGAGCTAATGGCTACGGTCAGTGCGACCGTAGCCATGGCGGCGACGACGTCTATGTCTGTCGTTGGGAACTCGCACGTTACGACGCCACCGTTGGCGACCGGGTATATCGATGACGTGTTTACGACTCGCCTGGCCGGGGACATCAACTAGCCCTGCACGCATCCGAAGATATTGATGCTGCTGCCTTTCTCCTTGATGGTGAAGGCTTGAGCGGTATATCCGGGAGGGCACGTCATCCCCGCTGGCCCTTGTGGCCCCTCTGGTCCTTGCGGTCCTCTTGCCCCAGTGGCTCCTATTCCCCCTGTAGCACCCGTAGCACCCGTAGCACCTTGAGCACCAGTAGCCCCGGTGGGCCCAGTCTTGCCTGTGGCGCCGGCAGGCCCAGGAGGTCCGATTGCTCCAGGCGGGCCAACTGCACCTGTCCCACCCGTCGCTCCCGTCGCACCTGTGCTTCCCGCCGCACCTGTGCTGCCGGTGGCTCCTGTTCCGCCCGTCGCTCCTGTCCCACCCGTCGCTCCTGTTGAGCCGGTGGCTCCTGTCCCGCCTGTTGCTCCCGCTGCTCCCGTAGTTCCTGACCCTGATCCTGATGATCCGGTGGCTCCGGTTGCGCCCTTGTCTCCTTTTGGCCCTGCTGGACCCGCCGGTCCTGCTGGTCCTATCGGCCCTGCTGGTCCTACCACAACTGCTGGCTCTGGGTTGGGTGCAGGTGCGCTGCCATAAGCCAGGAACAGCGACGAGATGAGTAGTAGCCCACCGGCCATGACTAGCAAGAACCAGCCAGTGAGGAAGAGTCGCCCGATACTACGGAGGATCCTCATCTACTCGCCTCAGTGGCGGTTCAATGCCGTGCTTCGCCAGCATGACCATCAGTTCGTAGTTGTGTTCTTCTGCCTTGATCCGTAACCGCCGTTCGTCAGCCAACATCGAGTTCACAGTGTCCAGATCTTCCTTAGCAGCCCTGCGCTCCTTACTACGAACCGATCTGATCGCCAGAAAGATGCCTCCAATGGCAGTGATGATCCCTGCAATACCGGTGAGCAGTGCGACGAGATCAGCTACGTCAATGTTTCATCCTCACTTGTCGAGCGAAGGTGAGGTCGAGAACCTGGATTGCTTAGTACCCAGTGTTGGCTGGAGCTTTTCCTGAGCCGTTACGTGGGAAGCGGTAGCGACGGAAGCGCTCCCCTCCATCGTGTGAGTGGCCGTCGCCCCGGTCGCCCCAGTCGAGCACCAGCATGTACCCGGCACCGCTTCCGTCCTTGTAGTCGGTGATGCCAGCGCAAGGGTACCTGGCGGCGTTCATGTGGGTGTTGTTGGTGCCCCCCAGGTACGGAGCGCCGCCGTAGGTGTAGAT